TCCCAAAGCGGTTCCAACTGCCACCTCTGGAACACCCTCAAGGAGACCATCTGGACCCTTCCCACCAAACTGTTCGGGTAGACCTTTTCCTTCGACAGTGTTTTGAAGGAACTTCCCAAGGCTTGAGCCATAGACGGTGCCAGCAGGACCACCAACCGATCCGATGGCTCCACCTGCTATAGGTCCAATGTTCTCTTTGAGATACTTTTCAGCATTTGGCCTGTCTTCCTCAAAACGCTTCAACAACATTTGGCCCAATTGATCGTAGCCAACTGTTTCATCCCATTGCCTTGCATTGTTAGGAGTTGGGCTTGGCATAGGGAACCTGCTCAGTTGATCAATAGGGGGTAGACCTTAATTGCCCCATAGCCAAGCCCAAGGAGAATGACCACAACCAGTAGGAAAAACAGGTTGGTGATCACAATGTTCCTTGTGACCTCTTTTGATGATTTGGTCTTAATGTTGATTTCAATGGCATGAGACTTCAAAAACTCAACGATGTCTCTTAGGTTTGTCTTTAGCCAGTTTAGGATGTCTGACATGAGAAGATTCCTTTTTGTGAAAATAAAGTTCCCCATCTGCTTTGACGGTCACCTCCATCTTTTTGATGGAGGATTTGGTGTTTTCAAAGTTGAGTCCTACTGTCTTGAGAAGGTCCATGGATCACCTCACCCAAATACATCGATTCAGTGATGTTGTGGCATCGTTCTGTTGTAGTTCGACAGAATGTAGGGTTCCTTGATTGGTGAAACTTGAAGTGATTGACTTTGAGCCTGCTGAAACGCTTGCGGAATACCAGCCAGCAGAATGGTAAGTGTTGGCACCCGTTGAAATACTCGTATTTGTAGAGGCAACTGAGTCAACCTTTACAAATGGTGAACCACCGTAAAATGAACAAAGGCTCTGATTCCAAACAATGCCAGTGGCAGAGGTGACTAGGGTATCACTTGGGTTTGTGGTCAACGTTGAAACCAAACTATCTGCTCCAAGTGTTACATTCGAAAACGATATTGCATGTAAGGTGCAGGTTGAAGCAGGGTTTGAGTCATAGGTGATTACAATGTTGTTGGTTCCTGTTGAGGGACTTACCAATTTAAAGATGTAGTTTTTGACGGTTCCACCAAGAGTATAGGCCGTTTGCATTGAGGTCATGCTCACACCATTGTAGGAAACATCAGTGATGGACCTAGCGGCTGGACATGCGGCATAAGCCAAAAGTAGTCGATTGCTTCCAGATACAGCCAAAGAAATGGTTGCTGTAGAGGAACCTTGAAAGAACTCTGTATTGGTCTCTGCTCCTACTGTAACTGCCATAATTAAGCCCCCTCTGGATTGTTCAGGTCAGTGATCAGAGGCAATCCCATGTAGTTAGATGAAACATACCAATCGCCACCATACGCCAATGGAGTCACTTCAAAAAACTCGGACACAATCTTTGCCCCAATTTGAAGGTCTGTATCATTGGCGACAATCCATGACCTAAAGAGGTCATAGTTATTAGCGGCATTGAGAGTGTCCAAATCAGCCCTATCATTCACATATCCAATAGGGGTCGATTGAAAGGAGCCGCCAACAATTTCAAATCTGCTCACAATGAATGGCATCTTTTCCCCCTTTAGGATGTCTTTCTAACTTTGAGAGCCAAAGTTGCCCTAGTGATCAGAGTAGGTGTTTGGTCAACGTGGAATACCAAGATGTCCCCTGCTGATATGCCAGACCATGTGGTAAGGGAAGCGTCCTGTCCTTTGAACCCATTGGTGATGGTTGGTTTCTCAGAACCAACTATTGAGGCATTGCCGCTTATAAATGTCGAACCTGTCCATGTAGCATAAGTACTTCTTCTGACATCAACGGAGAGTGAACCAGATATGTTAGAGAGCAAATCCCATGACACAGGTGTTACGTTCCAAGGAACCTCAACAAATCCAGCAGAGCCAGATGCAATGACACCACCACCACCATCGATCACATAGTTGATGATGGATGTGTCGCCTATGAACGTGGTTCCTGAGAAGGTAGTTCCTGTGAAAGACCCGCCAACAATGACTGAACCAGAAATGGTGGTCCCATTAAAGGTTCCACCTGAATAGGCATTTCCGACAATGATGTTGCTTCTAATTGCTCCCCAAGGATTTGCAACGGTTCCAAGTGAGGCTGTTCCACTGTCCCAAGGATAGAGGACATTGGTTGAACTACCCGAAACCATCACACCCGCACTATTTACATTGAGAGAATGAAGCCCTGGACCTGAGATGTTTGTCTCAAGAGAAGCCCCACCATTGGACACCTTCACAGTTCCGGCCGCACCTGCTGTGCTGGCTAAAAGATAGGTGTTTCCGTTTTCAATGCTCAAAATTGAGGATGTCGTTGAACCAACCGATGAAAGTGTAAAAGGGTCCCCTCCACCAACACCCGTATTGGTTCCAATGATGGCTCCTGAGGGCAGAGTGAGCCTCTTGGTAGAGGTATTCAGGGTCCAATCGCTGTTGCTGAGTTGGGTGCCAGCCGTGCCACTATAGATGGCAAGAGCCATATCTGTAGAAGATGATGGACCACTGACATTGCCAAAACCACTACCTGAGACTGTAATGGTAGTTCCTGCTGTAGTTACTGAGACATCACCAGCGCCAGCAATCGTGACTGTTCCTGTGACCCCGTTGATTGAGTTGACCCCATTTGATGTAAGACTCTCGATGGCATTGCCACTGCTATCTACCAACAAGACCTTTTGAGTCTGTCCGATTACAGCCGCAAGACCACCATTTATGATGTTTGTGGACATTTGATTCTCCTTTTAGCGTAAAGCATTGCCGTTTGAGTCAACGGGCAGGCATTGGATTGTGGAACTGATGATCGTTGCAACGTTGTTGGGAAGAATCGGTGTGTTTGAGGTGATCTCTTCTCCCGTTGAACTGATTGGCATTCCTTGAGTGGTCTGACTCTTCACTGTGGCAAGGTCGCCATTGATGATATTTACTGGCATTGGTTACTCCTTAGTTCTTCTTGGGAGAAGAGGACGATTTTGAAAGTCTCTCATACAGCAATTGGGATGGACTGATAGGACTTGCATTCAAGAGCCCTGCACCCAACTCAAAGCCTCTTTGAGTATAGTTCTTGGGGTCAAGGTAGCCAGGTTGGGACTCTGATCCATATTTCAGTCTGTTCTTACCCATCGATCTGGACATCTTGGCTTGAAGGTCACCAAGTTCCCCTGATAGTTGTTCTAGGGCAGATGAGGTCTCAGGGCTGATAAGTGAGCCTCTGCCCCTCTTTGCCGCCATCTCTCTGAGCATGATCAGTTGTCTTGGTTTGAGTCCCAAGATGTCTTCAAAACTGAGTCCACTTGCCCTTCCACCTTGAAACCTGTTCCTAAGGGACTTGAGAATGTCGGTAAAAAAGTCTGGGTCATTCAACTTGGATAGAATTTGTTCATCCGTCATGTCTGAGAACTGTCTTGGGAACTCTGCTTTCAGTTCTGCTACCAAATCGGCATTCGACATGGAACCAGAAGAGGCAAGGTCTACATCGTCCATAGCCCCAAGAGGCAAATCTTCGATAGCCAGAGGGCTTGCAGATGCCTCTCTGCTCAAGGGTCCATGAACGTCACCAAACTCAAGAGAGGCATTGTTTGAAGGATCCGCTATTTGACGCTTTGCGGCCTCCAATTCCTCTTGAGCGTTCTGGAAAACCTTCTTGATTGGTGAATTGACTCTGGCTAGTTCAGCCTCTTCCTGAATAGGTGTTCCTCTGGTGATTTTGGTGACGTTTACGGCCTCATCCCCTATGGGGGTTGTCTCTACCTTTCCAAGTTTTCGTGCCATGATTTCACCCAAGCCTTCAACTTGGGGTCTGACACTGATCCCTTTGACGGTTTCAGGTAGGGCAGTCGCCATTGGAGCCGCCAAACGGGACAGACCTTCTGTGACTGCTCCAAGGGCGGCTTGCTTGCCGACATCACCCCATCGAGTTGGCATGTCTGTGTTGTAAATCTTGTTTCCAATTTGCTGATTCGCATATTCACCCAAACCACTTCCTACACCTGCTCCACCTACGCTTCCAAGAGCAACTGTTGCAGGATTGCCACCACCGAGACCCAAAAGAGTTCCTACCCCTAGGCCACCAATGCTTCCCACTGCTGGCAATGCTCCATGAACAAGACTTCCAATGAAGCCTGGTTTGAGCCTTGTTCCAAGTCCATCAACGAAGGTGTTGTGGAGACTTGCATCAATGGTCCCGTCTTTTGAGTTTTGGTTTGCAAAGCGTTGATAGAGGTCTTTGTCCACCATGTAAAGGTCATCAATCGACCTCACAATGTCGTTCCCCTCAGAGTCCAACTTGGGGAGAAGCATGATCTTTCCGCTTTGGTAGGCAGGGGTGGATTTTACAAACTTCAATGCCTCTTCAAAACTTGGGGCAAAGGCTAGTTTGGTCCCTTCATTTACAGATAGTCCCTCAGGTCCAGTGCCAGTCATAGACTGAGCAGTGGCGTTGATGGCTTGCGGGGTTGAGGTCAAATTCTCTGGCATAGTCTTAGTATCCTTTAGGCGTTTTGACACGAGTGCCTGGGTTGGTGGCTGGCTCCTGCTTACTTGGCATTGCAGCGCCACCCGCATTTTTCAAAATGTCCTTAACTGCTTTCACTGTGGCAGGAATCTGTTCTGCCATAATCTTGCCTTTCTGTTCTGTCTCTACAGCCGTGTCACCTGCCGCACGATTGCCAAGTTCCTCTTGGGCAGAAGTCCAGTAGGGGATGTTGTTGTTTGCGAAATCTGGATTGGTCCACTTGCTGTGAAGCATTTCGAAAGTATCACTAGATGGGGAAACAACTGAGACCTTCACAGACTGCTTCTTATCGACCTCAGGGAAGCCAAAGGCATCACGTTTGGAAGGGTTGATAGGAGCCTGATGAAGGGCATAGTGGGCAAAGATGTCATCGCCAACTGAGGTTCCATCCTCTCTTACTAGGCGGTTGCCATCCCATTTTGCTGGCAGTGAAGGTTTTCCTTCACGATCAGTCATTGCAATGAGGTCAGTTGGTTTGTTGTTCTTGTCCAAGATGTGTGGTGCGCCTTTTGCGTCGATTGCAACGTTACTTCCATCCCTAATGAAGCCGATAGCCAGTTTGTTGCCTTCCAAGGTGTGAGCAAAGGCAGGTGGCGCTTCGATAGCAGGGGCATAGGTTGATGTTTTGGCAGACTGCTCAATGGTGTTTCCTCTCAAGAACTCTTGTATTTCAAGAGGGACATTGGCTCCCGGCCTCTCAAAGAATGAGGTCAATGCAGTTTCTAGTTCATCATGAACACCCTTTAGAGACTCCCAAATGACAGGGACGTTTCTTGGGTTGATCACCTGACCCTTGAACATGCCAAGTAGACCCTCAAACTTCTGTTGGAGTGGGATCATTTGTTCCTTCAACTCGTTTGGAACGTCTTGCTGTGTGACCTTTTTCATCTGCTGGACCAATTGTTCAGCAGTGGATTGGGCTGTCTTGTAATCACCCCTTGTGAGGGCTGAGTCTAGGTCGCCTGAAATGGCGTTGAAGTTCTTGAGTCCCTGAGAGATGGAATCAATGTATTTCTTCTCATCGGAACCCTGAACATAGATGCCATAGTCATTGGCTCTCTCTTTGGCTGATTTGGCTTGAGCAAGTTCAGCATTGTGGGTATCTATGGCATTCTTCTTGAGAGCCTGAATCTTGGACTGAATCTCTAACTTCTCAGCGCCAGTCCTTGCCATTGCCAAAGCCTGTTTTTCAGCCATGTCCAGTCTGATAAGGTCAGTATTGAACTTTTCATTTATCTGCTGGATGGTTTGGTTGCCAAAGTCAGGCATGACCCTCTTTGGAGGATTGAAATAGTCCGTCCTCTCTGATCCGTCTGCTGAGGATGGAACTGAGTCCCCTGTGGATCCATAGGACTGTTTTGGATATAGGGTTCCCAAGCCAAGAGCCTGAGTGACTACATCCCAACCGCCAGGACCAAGGGGTGACATGCCTAGTCCCTGCTTTAAGATTCCTAATATGCTGTCGGGGTTCTCGGTGAACTTGGTCTGATTGCCTCTGGAATCGGTCTCTGGACCCATCACAGCGTTCAATGTGTTTCCGACAATAGCCAGTGGATTGCCCTGCTTCAAAGCAGAGCCAACTCCTTTGACTACATTCTTACCCCTATCGAAGACTTCATCTAAGAAGCCCCCACCATCCTCTTTTGCAGAGGACAATTGGTTTGCAAGTGTTTGAATCTTTTGAACGTCTGGTTGGCTTGATGCCATTTCTGCCTTGAGTTGTTCTGCAATCTGATCAAGATGGCTATTTCTGTCCGCTTCTTGGACCTGGGATTTGAGTCCCATTGCCTTCTGAACCAACTCTCGTCTTTCGACATCCTCAGGGCTTGTGAAGACGTTTTGGACGCCATCTTTCACTCCCCTACCAACCGTCCCTATGGTGTCAGTGAGGACTTTGCCGACAGAGTGGACACCCTGCCCAACACCCTCAGCCGCCCCACCCAATGTGTTGGCTATCACCTGAGATATGAGTTTGGTGGTTGGTTGATCGGCGACCTGACCCATCAAGAGTCCTTTTCCAACTGCCTGCGCTCCTGTATTGACTGCCTCAGGGTAGTTTCCAGCCTTAAATTGAGCAGAAGCATCAGGCCACCTTGGGTCCATAGCGGTTGAGCCAGCCATTCCTAATGGTAGGGCGGCTCCTTTGAGGGCGGCTTGGGTCATTGGGTTCTGCAATGCTTCTCCCAAACCAATGCCAGCCATAGCCCCACCTGCCAACTTGTTGGAAGGCTGATTTGGGCTAGGAAGGGCATTCTGATCATCCATAGGTGGAAGGTCAGGGAAGGGAAGCCCCTGTTCATCGGTGATTGGGGGCGGGATCATGTCAACAGGACCATCCATCATTGGCGGTTTCAACTTGCCAAGTGAGGGGATGGAGTCAACTAAAGCCTTCATCTGTTCAGGGGTAAGTAGATTGTCTGTAGGCATCTAGTTCTCCTTAGTAGTTGCCAAAGAGATTGGCAATTCCACCGATAGGACCAAAGGCAGTCGAAAGAGCCTGTGCCCTGTTTTGCCTCTCAGCCTCAGCCAAGCCAGCATCAGTTCTGTATTGCTGTTGCTGTAGACCGTACTTGTTGAGATTGAATTGATTGGCGGCATTCATCTGAGCAAGTTTGTCCTGCCAACCCTGCAAGGCATTTTGGTTTTGGATGTTCATAGCGTTCTGACCCATCTGACCTGCCAAATCCATCTGCTGTCTGTTGGCGGCTGATGACCTTCCAGCGCCAGTGGCGGCAAGACGGGCTTTTGCCAATGCCATCTGGTTGGCGCCAGCCGCATTGCCTTGGGCAGTGGCTTGGTTGGCTAGGGCTGATCGGTCAAAGCCCTGAAACCTGTTGGGGTCACCTTCGTATGCTGGACCCATGCCCGGATTGGTGGGTTGTCCGTATCGTGCTGGTCCCCAAGGTGTTCCTTGTCCGTTTGCCATAAATAACCTCTCTTATTGTCCTAACGTGGACTTTGATTTCGCTAATGCGGCACTGTCTGCATCTTCTCTGGCTCCCAACTTAGCGAGTAACTGACTTGTGAGATCGGTGCCTTGTTGGTCTTGCCTCTGGTTACCTAGTGGGGGAAGGGCTGGCATATTGCCTGCTGTTCCACTGTTGGACAGAAGATTGACCACATGATTGGTTTGGTTACCCAATCGGGAGAAGTTCTGCATGATGTCCTGACCCTCAGGAACCTCATTGAACAAGCCACCCTTTTTGGACTGACCTTGGCCACCTTTGCCACCTGATGCCATACCTGAGGCGGCTCCACCTGCAATTGCTGAGGTCATACCACCTTCTGTGGCGGCTCCACCTAAGAGACCTGCCATCTGTGCCATTACTTGCCACCTTTACCAAACACTGTTGGGTTTTGAGCATTAAAGGTGAAGGTTGTCGAAGGTTTGAGGGCTGATAGGTAGGTGGACCTAAAATTGTCTTCACCTGCTGTGTTGTTTGTTGGTCTTGGTCCTCTACCTGCAAGAGGGGAAGCGGACGGACTGTTGTAGTAGGGTGATGGGGCAGAGGTTGTAGTGGTTTTTCCCCTTTCACCCGGTCCCCAAATTGTTCCCTGACCTGTGTTCAAGGCAGAATGGCTGATGTCCATGTCCATTCTGTTTGCCTCTGTTCCCCAAGGCAGACCTGCTCCCGTATTGAGGGCTGAATGGCTTGGGTCCATATCCATTCTGTTGTCGGTAGTTCCCCAAGGGGTTCCTGCCCCTGTGAATAGACTGCTTTCCATTGGATTCCAACTTGAACTGCTTCCCATGATGACTCCTTATTTCACCTCATGAATTGAAGGAAATGATTTGAAAGGCATTGAAGCCTGAGTTTGTTGCTGAGTTTCCCTTAATTACTGTTCCTGTCGATGCTCTCCACTTAATCTCAACCGTGTTGTTGCCAACCCTCAGGGTGTAAAAATATTGGTGGAGCAGTTGATTGAAGCCTGTATGGTTGAACGGTATTTCAGCCTCTAAGAGTCCATTCACGAAGACCCCTATATACCCCTGACCCTTCAATTGGAGCGTCAAAAGAAATTGGCTGAGAGGATTCCTTACAGTAAATGACTGAGCATAATTCGGGATGGTCACATAGTCAGAAGAGGTGGTTGAGGTATCTCCACTGTTCACCTCATCTCTATAATTGACGACAATTTGACTCAGAATGGCGGTTGAGAAAGACAGAAGGTTCTGCATACAGACAAAAATCTGTTTGTTCTGAGTCTCTTGGTCTTTGTTCAGTTCATTTATTAAGAGGTCTAGTTTTGCCATTGGTCCCTACCTATATTTAGTTTCTATAAAATCCGTTCACTTCTCAGGGATGTTTCCCTCATAAACAAAGGCATCTGACCCATCTGAATAAAAGTTGGGGTTGGTCTTGATGAGGTCACACTCATATTTGAGGGCAATGTTTTGGACAGTCTTGTTGTTTCGGCTAGTGATGAAAACTATCTTTTCAAAACCTGCTCTTCTTGCCTCACTGATCAGAGCCTCTACCCAAGAGCCATCAGACCGTTTTCCAGTGTTCAACGCAAAGTTTACGATCAGACGCTTGCCCTCATGTGTCAGGGCCAGATAGACAGGTCCACACTTGAAGAACTCCATTAGATTGGGGTTCAAGAGGGTGGCGTGGACCTTTTCGATGGTGTCAACGGTCTCTAGGTAGAAATGCTCAAAAGTAATCTTTTGGAGTGTCATTGGGTCCACCTCACATGATGTTGGTGGACATACCCATATCGATGTAACCAATTTGCAGGCTGTTAATCTTGACCTGATCGGGCTGTCCAATTGAGGTTAGGACCAATTTGAGAGTTCTACAGACCCCTGAGAGGGAACACACACGGTTGATCACAGGCACGTTCATGTTTAGATAACGTGAATACTTCTTTACCGTGTCATTTTGGTCTGTGTAGACATCCACTCTCAGTCTTTGATTGGAGGTCTCACAGTTGACCTTGACGTATTTGATTTGTTTGAGGTTTTGGCTGTTGCCAAAGTTCAGCCAAGGGGTCTCAATGACCATGCTGATGTTCTTGGTCAGGTCAGTATTGGTGGTATCAACAAACAGAATGTCCTGATCGTAGTCACCTGAGTTCAGTTGCTTTACCTGACCAAAGGTGTCCCCAATGTAGTATTTTGAGAAGTTGTCAACATCACCGATCCTGCCAGCCGCATTCCACATACCATTCTGTCTGGTTCCCCAAGCCTTCTCAGCATAGGAATAGACCAAGCCCTTCTGGTTGTCAGGGGAATCGTCACTTGAACTGATCGACCAATAGATTTGCTGTCTTGCAGGGTCATGAATGGCGACGGCAAATATTAGTTCTGTCCTATCCAAATCCTGATAGTAGTTGTAAATCTCATCCCCAATATTCTCGTTGCCGGCATATGAGGCTAGGAAGGGTCCATATTGGTTGAGACCAATAACCCCATAGTCAGTTGAGACTGTGGTGAAGATGCCCAAACATCCCTTGTTGCTGGAAACTTGGAAAATGTCTAAAGGATTGCCAGGGTTTGCCGTATAGGATGCCCTGTAGGTCGAGTTCTCTTTGAAAATGATTAGGTAGTCCTTGAATATCTCGATACCTGTTAGGCCCTGTCCGTTTTCGTTGTCCACATCGTAGTAACCATAAAAATTGGAATCGACTCCCCAAATCTGAGGGGCCTGTTGCTCTGAATACCAAAGCCTAGAGGGGTTGTCAGGATCACCAATTCCAATCAAAAGGTTCTTGAAGACTATGGTCTTCTTGAACTTGGGAACTGGAACCTGATTAATCAGGTAGTTTTGATCATAGTTGATGGCATTGGGAACCTGCTCTGTGTTGGAGCCAGTGTAGGAGATGTCATAGATATAGACGCCACTCTGACCAACTCCCTGTCTGAATGTGTCGATGTTCCCAAGTGGGTTTGGAAGTCTGTTACCACTGACATCCACAAGGTCTGCCAAGAAGAACACTGCTCCACTTGGTTGGGTGGTGAACACATAGGTTCCAAGTGAGTTCACATCGAAGTTGTATTGCCAAGCCCCTGTGTTGATGCCCGTATTCTGGATGTTCATGTAGGCAGAGATCCCAGAGTTGTATGGTCCCTGCAATTGAATGGCATTGGTTCCTGTTCCTGCCGCACTGTTGCCAGAGAAGTGAATGACCTCAGAGGCCCTGAATCCACCAGAGTTCATTGTGGTTGCAAGGATTACATCGAAGTCATAGGTGTTGATGTTGGCAGGGGCAGACACACCTGAGGGGGGTGTGATGGTCATGCCACTGGCTAGGACAGCCCTTGGTTGTAGACCGTGATATTGCATGGTCAGTCCAGAGGGGTTGTAGTAAATCTGATCCCAACAGAGACCTGAGGATTGGCTGTATTGGTGGCTGAACAAAAGGTTCTGGAAGGTCGAATGGGACCATTTGTAGATGTCGCCAATTGCCGCCCCTGTCCAGAGTGTCGTTACAGTGTTGATGGGGTCATAATCAGCAAAGGTCTGAACCTTGTCCCTTTGAGTGAAAATGATTTCTTGGGTTCTTCGATCACCAATTCGGTAGTCATAAATAGATGTGATGGCATTGCCCGATTGGAATGACAGGACACCACAGGTCAGGTCATAGGATCCCCCTGAGTTTCCACTGTAGTTTGCTTGGGTGAAAGACTGTCCATTATTGTTCCAGTTGTAGACATAGGTTCCTGAGTAGGTGTTGCCAGTCTCCATGCCAATCTTGAATGGGGATCCAAACCACGTTGTAGGAGCCTGTGTGTTCACACTGTAGTCAGTGTTCTGAGCGCCTGTGGAGAAGTCAAACCAACCAAAGGAAACCAAATAGTCAGTGTTGCCAGTGATAGAGATATTCACCACGTTGTCAAAGATGCCATACAACTTGTCTAGGTTGGTCGAGACCCCGTTGACCAAGGTGTTGTATTGATTGACTGGATTGCTGAATACATGGTTTCCAGAGAAGGAAGCCAAAATGGTTCTTCCATCGATGTTGTAGGTTCCACTTACCATGCTTCCTGTGGCTGAGGTGATTTCAGAGAAGTGACAGAAATACCCTGCATTGTAGCCAGATGGGTTGATGACAGCCCTGTTTTGGGTGAAGAACGTAGTGGGGTAGGAACCATCAGTGTTGCCAGAGAAGGTATTGGCGTAAAAATAGGCGCCATTGATGGTGTAGTCGCCACTTGGGAGGGTTATGACCTGCCCAAACTCAACATTGGTAGTGTCACAAGACGGGGTGTTGAGAGTCCCCTGCCAAGTGGTTGAACCTGTAACAGCGATCATGGGGAAGACGGGAGCGCCTGTGTAGGTTCCTGAAACTAGAGGGGAAGATTGGTTGTAGTAGGAAGTTGGGTTGTCCACCAACATATAGTTAGGTGACTGATAGGCTTTGATGTCCTGACTAATCCAAGCCTTTGACCCTGATGCATATAGGGGTCTGAGGGCATTGGTCTGGTTGGCAGGAGCGCCGATATACATGAACTCTTCCAACAAGGCAGTGTTGGGTGAGATGTCTTGGTAGGTGTTGTAGTTATACTTTGCCTGATAGCCTCTGCCTGAGTTGGTTCCTGAGGGGCTAGACCTAATCCAGTGTTGAAGGAAGTAGACACTGCCAGACCTCAAAAGGAATGGAGCGTTGAACTGCCAATCAAAGGTCTGTTCAGCCGTGTAGTATTGGACACCACTTAGGCTGTAGGAGCCAAGATTTGCCTGAACAGGTGTGGTCTCAGCAATTGGGTCAGGTGGAATGAATGAGAACGATCCAGCAGGGTCATAGGCTGGATAGGGTGGAGCGTTGTAGTTTCCAGAGATGCCAATGTTGTGAACGATGTTGTTTGGGGCAGAGGATGTTCCTGACATATAGGAGACACCCAAAGATGGAACATTGGTCTGATCCAACTTGTAAAGCCTCATCGATACCAATACATCCTGACTGAGGTTTGGGTTTGAAAGGTTTCCCTCAACCCCTCTAATGGTCAAATCACCCTGAAAGATGTTGGTGTTGCCTGAGGGAATGATGATGGTTCCAATGTAGTCATAGTATGTTCCAGCCCCAAAGTTTGTGACCCAACTGACTGTGGAGCCAGAAGGGAGGTTGTCTTTGGTATTTATGATCGAGACTGGGGATCCTGAGGCATTGACCACGCCACCAAGAATGTCAGTGATACCTTCCCTAGAAGTAAGGGACTTTGTATAGAACAAGTCACCATTCTGTAGGTAGGTCAGTTCAATACCTGTCTCATTGGCGTCAACATCTAGGGTCTCGTTGTTGGCCCTAGTGTTCATCTTTGCGGCAAGGTTAATGATGGGTGTTACATCGGTCTTCAATGGCATTGATTACTCCAAAATGTAATTTATTTTGTCTTACCTACCCGGACCATCGTCCAAGTGGAACCACGTTGAGTTGTCATATAGGTATGACTGTCCGATACCTGGTTGTCCTGACCTCCAATGCCTAACCTTTGAAGGCTGTTGGGCATCCCACAATTTCATTGAGTTGATCAACTTCTCTTTTCTCATCAAGGCTTCTGGCTGTCGGTCTGGATTTCGGACTGAATTGAATTTCTCAAGGACTCCATAGGTGACTGTGTTTTGCCACTGTTCAGGGATGACATTTTGGGTGTCACTATCACTTTGAAGGTCCACATGCTTTTTCTTGTAGTTCACAACAAAGGTGTTGCCTGAGTAGGAAGAAGTAGGGAAGGGGAAGAACTGGATTGCTTTGTTGTTGTCAGGGCTAAGACCTGGAAGTTCAAAATATTGAGATGGTGTTCCAGAGGCATTGATGGTGCCAATGGGTATCTGCATCACAATGTCTTCGTAGTCCATGTTGGTCAGAACAATGCCTTGCCCCACATTGGAACCATTTGAATGAGCAACCACAACACCGGGGGCTAGAAACTTGTCTACATCGGGGTCCAACTGATAGACATACCCAACTCCTGTCCAAATGGCAGTGGTGATGGAGCCAGAGGTGGAGATACACTGGCTACCACTAGCATCTGTGAAAGAGATTCCTGAGAAGTTGCTCGAAAGGTCACCCACTGAGTTTTGAGCCAACCAAGTGTAGTTCAGGACATCAGTTGGGTAGGGGGTGATCACAGCCGATACCCCTGTAGAGCCAACCACTGTGGTTCCTGTCACTAAAAGGGATTGGACTCCACTGATGGTGTGGTAGAAGGGGTAGGATTTGGAGGTTTCAAGGAACTGATAGTCCCAAGCAGAGGTTATCTCCCTGTAGGTGTCGTTGATCATCTGATTGCCAAGCGTCAATGTGGGGTAGGTAGTGTCATCTAGGTCATAGTTTCCATATGAGTCCTGTATGCCTGCCATCTGGCAGACCATCTGCCTGACTTGTCCTAAGTTATAGAGAGCCATCTTTCGTGTCCTCAACTTCGATTGATTTTGTGTCAGTGGGGGTTTCTGTTTGGAAGATTGCTTCCTCAACTGGCTTTGTTTCTATGTAGGCTTCCACTGCCTTAGTTGCTTCTGCTTCTTTTAAGGCGGCTTCGGCCGCCAACTTCAATTCATGCTCCATTGCCAATTTGCGGCCTTCCTCAAATGCCTCATGCAACTTCTGGCTTCCACCTATCTCTTGGGCCATCTTCTTGTAGATAAAGAAGTCTTTGGCTGAAATGCATCGAGATGGTTTTATGCCGTCAATTTGAATGTCGTTGATGAAGGCTTTGCAGGCTTCATAGGCGGCAACATAGCCCCTAAAGACGACGGCAACCTCATCTTCACCTCTCAAGTCCTTTGCTTTCTTGACCATCTTGCCTTGGGAGTTGGCAGGTATCTCTCTGGTTCCAGACTTGCCAACTTTGCAGAGGGGAACAAAGCCATTGTATTCAGGAACAAAGAACCCAATCTGATGCCCTTGAACCTGATCAGGTCGAGTGATGGTGGGGTTGTAGACCACAAAGAAGTTTGGGTGTAGTTCCTTCCTCAAACGCTTCTCAAACTCTGCAATCGAAACACTGGCTTTTTCCCCTGAGACCCTGAAATAGGCTTGTTCATCAGCCATACAATAAAAGCCACCGAGAGAACCCATGATGATCCTCTCAGTGGCAGTAAGTAGGTCAGAGTCCACAATCTCCTTTAGTTTTTTGGTTGGACGCTTCTGAAAGCGCAAGGGTTTGGACACAACTAGCCCCCATTGTAATTGAATGGTATTGCCTTATTTGGTTTTGATCCTAATCACTAGGGCAGGTTTGCCCTTCTTTTCGACCTCTGACTTTGCGAACTCTTCAAGTTCCTCATCTGGATTTCGGTCTTTTGGACCCATGTCTTCTGACTCATAGGAATCAGATTCCTCAGGTTCATCCTCATACTCAGCCTTGAGACCATCGATAAGGCTTTGAATGGTTTGAATCTGATCGGTATGACCTGCTTCTTTGAGGGCTTCAATGAGTTCTTCTGCCAGTTCAATGCAACGATCCATGTTTGACTCCTAAAGGGAAGGGGTGGTGGTCCTTGCGTTCCACCACCCCCAAATCCCCAATGAACGGTTTGAAACTAATTAGAACAGGCTTGAAGCAGAGGCAATCTGAACAACCCTCTGATTGGCGGCTGTCGTGTAGTCCTGAGATAGGTTCTTAGCGGCAAAGGCCATCTTGTAGCCAGAAGCCATCTTGATCATCTCAATGACATCGTAGGTTCCCTTATCAGCCTGCTTGGTGAAGATTTTGAAAGCCTCTCCATCAAGTTCGACAGAAGCCAACGAAGCATCCCCCCAAAAAGCGGAGTAGTGAACATTGACGTTGCCACTGTTAGCAACAACAGGGTTGAGGGAGGTGCTGAACAGGACCGTGCCTGCATAGTCACCAACCACATCGACTCTGCCATCCTCAGGGAACTCAACTGACTTCTTTATCTCGTCAATGCCAGCAGGGTTCTGCTTGGCAAGGTCAAGGAATCCGCCACCTGAGTTGCTGTTGGTCAAGTCATACTTCTGACCTGTGGTGATAACACCTACATATCTACCATTGCCCTTGGTTGGGACGTTGTTCTGCTCCAAGAAGAAGTGGGCAAAACGGACATCTGCCAAAGTCATGATGTCAGACGAAGTGATTGAGTTGATAGAACCTTTCTGGTTGGCGGCAAACTGATTGATGCCAAACGTGGTCTGGGAAGCGTTGAAGACCTCATCCCTGATCAAAGCGTCAACAGCGTAGGCGCCTGCCTGTTCAACCTGCTCCATCAAATACTTGAAGGAATCGACAACAGACGAATTTGCCAAGAGGCTTGAAGCGGCAAAGACGTTGCCATATTCCTGAACAGTGGTGGTGATGACACTGGAAGTGGTTGGACCTGGGGTTACAGGAACACCTTCAACCAATGGTGTGGTGTTCTGTGGCTGGACACCACCGATCACCCAAGAGTAGGTACGTCCCTTGCCGTCTGGAAGACCCTTCTTATAGGTCAAGTTGTGGTAGACGGTCTTAGCAATCAAACGGGGCAAAGTGACGTTCTGGTAGTAGACCCCAAGTGGGGACATTGCTGAGTTGTTAACTGATGTTGAAATAGCCATTTGAATCTCCTATTTGTATTTGTATTAGAAGTTTTTGGGATATGCGTTCCAAGCGTTGCCTGACCAGTTGTAAAGGGTGACAGTTGCGTTGTTACCCGAAATGGTTAGGCTGTTGGAGCCGTTGATCGTGATGCCGTTATTAGCGACACCTGAGACGGTGATAGCCGCAAACTTTGAGTTTCCGTTTACATCGTTGATGACCACACGCTGAGGGGTTGCTCCACTAGCCTGCAAGAGGTAGGTAGCCGATCCTGAGAAGTTGTGGTTCAAAACCGATGTAGAAATGAGATTGGAAGTTCCAGCAACGTAGGTCAAATTGCCTGTTCCATTGATGGTCTGTGCAGCGTAGTCCTGACCACCTGATGCAAGACCAGGAGCAATGTTGCTACGTTGTGTTGAGTAAGTTGTTCCTGTTGGGAGGTATGACATTTTGAAAATCTCCTATTGGATTATGAGTTTTGTCTGAGGAAGTCATAGGCGGCTTGCTCTATGGCATCGTTACCCAAAGCAACATTGGTTTTCGACACCCTGTTGGGGCGGCTAATACCTGCTGACTGTTGCGCCAATTGAGCCTTGTTCTGGCTTCCTGCTTGTTTTGTCTGGTTGTATTCCCTGATTTTGTTCAACGCCAACTGACCAAAGGCGGCTACAAAGAGATGTTCAGGATTTCGAGCAAGTAGGTCAGAAACTTGAGTTCCATATTGAGCCTGAGCATTTTGGAGTAGTTGACCCATGTAGGGGCTGACTTCGTTGTAGGCTTCCTCTCCATAGGTAGACTTCATCCACTCAATGTTCTGGTTGATCAGACTCTCATTCTGAACCCTTGCTTGTTCCTGCTGGAAAGGAGCCAGCCGTTCATTCAACATTTGCTCCATTGCCTGCCTTTGGGCTTCCTGCTGTGCCTGCAAAGCGGCTAATGGATTCTGCTGAAACTGCTGTGCCTGTTCCTGCCTACGCTTTTCCTCAAGAGCCTTCTGCAACTCTGGCAGGAAAGCCTCATAAGGGGCATAGGCGCTCAATCTCTTTTCTAGGGCTTGAATCTTCTGGCTGTATTCTTGGTTCTTCCTATCGTAAGAACTTCTCAACTCTGAATAGTTCTTGTTCAGAACGTCATACTTGGAAGTCTTAGGCTTGGAAGCGGAATTGTCTGCTTGAGCAGGTTCCTGTGTCTTTTCATTGGGGGTCTCAACTGAGGGTGTCTCGGTTGTCTGGGTGCTGTCGTTTCCTAAAAGGGAACTGACTGCATTATCCAATTCTTCACTCATTGGCGTTGCTCCTTTGGGGTCCACTGAGGGATTGTCCCTACCCACCCACTTTGAAGGGGATGGTTTGTTCTCTACCTATATTAAAGTTCTATAAAAGATGCTTAGTTTTCATCACGCTGTAGGGCTTCGATCCTTGCCAAATTCTCAGCCTCTCGATTGGCTTCTGCTTGTCGATACCTGAACTCCAAGTCCCTACAGAGATTCAAATAGAAGTTTAGAATCTTCCTGTTGGCGATCAGGTCTGCATGACTCTGAGCATCAGGATTGGTCTGAACCTCCATGAATTTCGAGTAGGCCATGTCTTCCATGACTGCTTGGAGGTTCTTGAACTGTGGTGAAGTAACCAATTCGGCTAGTTCAGCGCTGATGTCCTGCTTTTCCCATCTCATCTATGCCACCTCATTTACCGGGGGAAACATGAAGGTTCCCCTGTTGTTCTATGTCCCCCATCTGGATCGACTGATTTGGACTTCCGATTGGCGCATTTGGGATGGTCCCCTGAGGGTCCAAAGGGCCGCTTGGGGGCTGGATACCCCCCTGTTGAGGCATTGGTCCCTGCCCTGCCATCCCCATTGGAGCAGGGGGAAGGGGAGTGGCTGGATAGACAAACTTCTGCATATTGGGGACTGAGATGTTGGGAGCGATTAGGTTCTGCAACATCTGTTGACCGTCAAATGTCAGTGGATTCTCAGACATCTGTGATGCCTGAACCAACTGCACTATTTGTTGTATCAAATTTGTGTTCTGTTGAAGTTGGAGAGCCTTGTTTGCCGCCATGATCGAGCCAGTGGCGTTCCACGCATAGTTGCCTAGAAAGTCCTCAGGGCTCAAAGTGAGTAGGTTGTTGTTCATGTCGAAGAACTCAATAGGGGCGGTCAACAACTGTTTCGACAAAAGGAAGAACTTCTCAGCCAACTGCTTGATGAAGTCCTCTTGGAGATGGGTCAACTTCAAGGCAAGCCTGTTGGAAGCGTTCTGATAGACATAGGAAGCCTGAGTTGCCGTTACATCACCAATGTTCTCCCCTGATAGGGCTTTGCCTATGCCAGTGGTGTAGGCTATCTGATCATCCAAATACTGCTTGGCTTTGATCAGAACACCTATGTCCTGACCATCCATCTGCTGTTCAAAGGAGATGCCTTCTTTGTTGTCCACAAAGATGACACCTTCCTCAATGCGTCTGAGATTTTCAGGGCTGATGTTGGCGGCTGGTGTGACCACTGTGAGATGCTGTCCAACCTTCTTGGTCAACTTGCCGATCTGGTAGTGGACATAGGAGAGATGGGAAGCCAAAGCCCCCACAACGTCTGGTTCACCTAATCCTAGAAACTCATTGGGGTTCTCATAGGCTCTAACCACACAATACATTTTCTGGCGCTGTGGATTTGGGATGAACTTGATGACTCGATTGCCAGCCAGAACCCAAATGATGTATTCCCTTGCCACAAACTTGCCGTTCTCGTCTTTGGAATAGATGGTGGCTGAATACTCGTCATAGTAGGTGTTGCCATCGTGTTGATCCTCAGTGTTACCTCTCTGCCTAGCCTTCTTGCCTTGGTTTTCGGTGGTGGTCATATCATCGTCTGAGAACCAACCGCATTCACCGTTGTCCCTAATGACCTTCATCTTGTCTTTGCTGATGAAGATGCGTTCTCTCAACCACTCACAGTTGTTTACATCCTGAGACTCGTTGTTCAAGTCCCAAGCAAAGGTATAGGGATCAACTAGGTCAAAGTTTGGGTGGCTTGAATCAACAGGGACAATCTGACCTGTGAGGACATCTACATCCTGCTCTGGATCGGTGTCCCAATAGACTTTAACTACTGAGGTTCCATAGATGAGTAGATTCTTGATGATGGCTTCTGATTTCTTACGTCCACTGGAAGCATCTTTGATGGTCCTGTTGATGTAGTTCTTGACCTTGTAGGTCTTGGATCCATCGGGGTCTTCAAACTTGGGGGTAGCATCGACAATCATGCTCTGCCCAAAGATGGAATTGAGCAGGTGGGGAAGTTCGACCTCAATGAGGGAGAAGATTTCAGGAATCTTGACCGAGACACCCTCAGTGGTTATCTGCTGATTCTTGTAAGCGTTGTAAGCAGTCTTGAGGTTCTTCTCATGGGTCGATTTGAACTTGTCGAACTGAGACTCGTACCGCTTGGTGATAGACTTGACCTTGCTTTCAGTCAGTTCATCGGTGAACTGTAGGTGGATGGAGTCATCACGTTCTGGCTGATCGCCACCTGAAATGAGTTCTTCTATTTGGTTGTCAGTGAAAAGGGGTTCCATATTTGCTCCCTGATTGGATTCATGTTTCCTCTATTAGTGGATTTCTATAAAAGAGGGGCTGTTCAAAGCCCAAAATCGAGTTTGGAATGATTGGGGGTCTTGAAGGTGGTCACCGGCTTCTGCTCTTTGCCATACCAAGTTTTGAGCCAGTTCTTGTAGACCGCTTGTTTGTTCCAAGTCTGATCGAACAATTCTTGGGGACTAAATTGACCGTCTAAGGCTCTTGGGGTCTGGTTTACGATGTATCTGAGGGCATCCAAACAATCATTGTCTTCATCGACTGGCTTGTTCAGTTTCTTCTCATGCCACCTGAACAGCCCCAACTCCCTGATCAGGTGCCTACATCGGCTGTTGATGATGATTTTCCGTTCCTTCAACAACTGCTTTATCCTAAAGATGGTCGCTATCTCATCGGTCTTGATAGAGTTGGAGGTAGTGATACCTAGTCTCTGCAACTGACCTGAGATGGACTCCATGCCACCCACTTTGGTATTGGCGCTGTAGTCAATGATGGTCATAGAGGGAAGAAACCTGTGTCGGCTGAACTTGTTCTTGATTTCAGCCGCTATCTCAGGGATGCCTACCTTTTCGTATTCCTCCACCCCTTTGCCGTTGTGGACCACCTCATCAAAGACATACAACTGACCTGTGGGTAGGACTGCTGTCATGAGAACAGCGAACTTGGAGCGACTGTAGCCAGGGTCTATACCTACAAATGTCCTGCATTCAGAAGCAGTGAAGTTGGGCTTGGCTGATCCGTGTGAGATACAGACTTCCCATTCGGGTTCCACAACGTTCTTGTCAGTGAACTCAGGATAGATGAGACCTGAGTTGAACTCCCATGACCCATCAAAGTAGATACGCTTGAACTCATCAGAGGCATTGGACATATCAGCCAGATAATCGGCTGGCAGGTTGTCCAAGTTGTCAAAGGTGGAGACGTGGAAGTGCTTGATGCCTTCATCTTCTGAGGGCTTGTCTATGTATCGACCTTTGAGCCACCCTGCCCTTGGGTTGGCTGTCATGAAGAGGTAGTTGCGTGGATAGAGCAACTGACCTGCTTTGATATGTTTCTCGTAGGTGGCTAGATACTCCCTTGTGATGACATTGGAACCACCCCATTGGGAAAGACGGGTATTCTTGATCAGGTCAAAGTCCTGCTCTGCTACCAACTCAACCTGCTCAAAGAAGATGAGTCCTGCTGTGATACCAAGCAGGTGTTCAGCCCCCTCAGCATGTCGAAAGTAGATTCGTGATCCGTTGTTGTAGTTGAACTGCCTGCTGGAATCTGCCCAAACACCCTTGTCCTGAGTAAGGAAGCCAGGTGAATGCTTGAGAATCATGTGGGTGTCGGTCTTGATGGACTCATAGGACTTACGAAGGACCAAGGCTGTCATACCTGGGGTTCTTGAACACAGATAGTCAATAATCCAGCAAATGAGAAAGGACTTACCTGATCGAACTCCACCCTCAACAAATATCTTGTTGTGGTCGATTAGTGACTCAATGACTTCCTTCTGCTTGTTGTTCCATGTGATTTGCTTTGTCTTCACACATATACCAACCTATTTAGAATGTGTTCATCATCTGGTTCTGATTGAAGGTCATGACCTGATGGGTCTGACCCCCTTCATCTGTCCTGAATGAGATGGCAATGTTGAACTTTCGGGCTTTCTGACCTGCCATATCCTCTAAGACCCCGATCAACTCTTGGACACCCATCTTAGAAGGGGTCAATGTGGAGTTGGGACGGTCATCTCTGATAATCCTTGTCTGACCACCCCCAAGAAGTGACAGATTCTTGCTCTGCATCTGGAAGTAGGGCTTACTCCCATTCAAAATCTCATAGGCAATGCTCTTGGGATCCTGCCAGTCACCAAAAATGCTCCTAACTAAGGCTTGCTTGGACTCAAGAACAGCAGACTGAGGGATGTTTTGGTAGTCAAACCTCAATCCAAGTTCAGACTCAAGGGCATCTATTTGGGCTTTGAGGATTTCATTTTCCTCTGCCGCTTTTTTGGACCCTGCTAACTTGAGATTGGCTGTGTATTTCTTCCTGAGGTCCACCAACTCTTCAAACTTTGGGTCTGTGGCCACCTTGGGTAGATAGTTGATGGGGGTTGGACCCTTAGATTTGGATGCTTTGGGCTTCTGAGCATTCCCTAAGTAGGCTTCAATGGCTTGCAACCTCAACTTGGTCTGATCCTTGCGGTATTTCTCGATCAGATTCTTCAACTCTGAGGCTTTGTAGGGGTTGGGACTTACTGAGAGGGCAAACATCCTTAAATTGATGGAGTTGGACTCTGCTAGATAGTCATTGAGGGCTTGAAGTTGGACTTTGTTCATTAGTCTTCCTCCAAGATGGCTGTAATCTCGGTGGCTTCGATCAATAGATACTCAACCTTGTCGAACTTGTAAGGCTCACCTGCATATTTGTTGTAGAGAACCACCTGTCCTTCCTTGAGTCCTGCATCCTTGATCAGGGGTCCAGTTCCAAGGGTGTGGACAATAGCCTGTTGTGTCTTTTCCTCTTCAATCGAAACTATGATGTCCTCATCCCATTTGCCTTTCACAATGGGCTTGATCAGAACACGGTCAAAAAGTGGTCGAAGTTTCATTTGGTCTTACTCCTTTGAATGTAGTTGATTCAAACTTAGTGATACAAACTTGGTTTTGATAATTTTTGTGATGGCTATTCTACTAAGGCGCTGTTCCAGAAAGTGCTAGTGGAAGTGTCCCAAACATTTTAAGGACAGCCCCTCAGTTGTTGTCCTGATCAGGAAGCATATTGGGAACCAAGTATGACCCCTCATCATCAATGAAGTAGTAGAGGCTGAGGTCGATGCCTTCCAATATGAACAACAACTCAAGGTGTGACTTTTTAGCCTTCAATGACTCAAGAGACATCCAAATCAGACCGTCCTTATGACTTTCGGTTTGGCAAACCGTCACTTTAGGTATGACTATTTGATAAAAACCATTGATGGCCTTGAGTCAAACAGGTTTGAACTCACAATGAGGACTGCCAAAGTATCCTCAAGTATCCTTACTGGGTCTGATCAGGGCTTGGGAGGGCTGTAGATGGACGATATTTGGGCTTGCCGCCTTGCATCCTCATCGACCTTCATCTTCTCCATAGCCGCCTTCTTAGCCTCAAATTTGAGTATGTCTGGTTGCATTGCCAATTGGGTCTCTCTGACCTGTTCAGGGGTAGGCTGGCTGATCGCTTTGAAAGGGCTGGCAGGGGCAAGGGCTTCTGATGCCAACTCAATGGACACAATGTTCTTACAGTTGATCAGAGTCCTTGTTCCACCCTCAGTGAACTCATAGATAGAACCCCTCTCAATGCTTGTTCTCAAACCATTGATAAAGTCCCTTGAGTTGCTAAATTCGACCTCAAAATCACCATTGATGGTCTTGATCAAAGCAATTTTTGACTCCTTATTCTTCACCATTGAAATCTCCTTGTTTTTCAAATCTTTGGTTCATTTTGATGCTCAAATCATCTTCATTCACATTGGTATTAATCTTGATCTCGACAGTTGGGGCTAGGCTCTCCAACTGACCCACATTTGCAGACAATTTGTTGATTAGAACGATGGAATTAGCCTTCCTATCGGCTGGAACAGGACTCTTTATGACCATTTCTTTGAGGGCTTCATTCTCAGACAAAATCTTGGACCTCAAACCCTCTCGATTGACCAACTCAAGGTTTTCCCAATGGGCCTTCTCCATCCTCTGCAATTGGACCCTCAAAGCATTGGTGTTCACCTCTGGCTTGAGTTCCTTCCACTTATTGATGATTGAGGCTCTTTGATCAGAGGTCAAAAAGGGTGATGACTGAACTGCATCAAAGTAAATCGGATAGAGAAGCATATCCCTCTCTTCCATGCTTATCCTGTTCTCGGTCTTCCTCATCTCTTCACTCATATTTGTCTCCTTACCAATAATTGAAACTTATAAGATCCCGCACATTTTCATCATATCAATTTTTCAAAATATGCCTTTTTCAACCAAAACAAGTTGTCTTTTCAGCATTCATTACTTCGATAACAAATTGTGAAAAACATGAAAAATTTGATCGAAATCTAATATAGGAGAGGGACTGTAATTAGGGTCTCCACAAGGATGGTAAGGAGCCAATGAGATGGGAAGACCACTTGAGATATAAAAGGGCAATGCAGAAGCAAGGCAAGGCAAGAGACATGAGTCTGATTAAGTTTCTAAAGTCAGTTCTGCCACCTGAGATGTATGACAGTTCTGAGAGAAGGGCTTACGTAAGAAAGCAGAAGATTAGGGAGTACAACAAGCGGTATAAGGCAACACAGACCTACAGGGATAGTCAGGTCAGGATTCTTAGAAGGATGAGAGCCAGAAGGAATGAGGCTTGCCACGATGACATCAATTGGGTGTTAGAGCAGTTTCAGGTCGATGAGGACACAGGAAGGGTTCTTTTCCCCAAGGCTCACAAGAATAGGTTCACTGGATATTGGCAGTGTCAGATTTGGGGCAGGACATACATGGTTCATCGAATGGTGTGGATGCAGGCAAACAGGAAGTTGATACCTGAGGGGCTAGAGATTGACCACATTGACGGCAACAAGGACTTCAATGGAATCAGTAATCTGCAATTGGTGACACGGCAAGAGAACATGAGGAAGTATGCAGTGAGTGAGGTGGCGGTCTTGAAGCATAAGAATTGGTTGGAAGAGGTCTATGAAATGATGGCCTTCTATCATCAACAGCCCTACAAGCAGAAGTATCGAAACACGATGGAGAAGTTTGGGGTAAAGCAGACCACCCTCAATGCCTATGCCCAAAAGTTTAGCGCCTACAGGATGGCAACAATGGGGAAGGAAGAGGTCATCAGGTCGCTGTTTGTCAAATGGTTGAAAGCCCGAAATCTTGAACGATCTTATAAACATCTAATATAGGAGAGGAAAGACAAGGGAGGTTTCTATGAACTGCAAAGTCTGTGGAACGAAGGTACCAGAGTATAACGACAGTCAGAGAAAATATTACTTAAAGAACAAAGCCAGATTGAATGCCAAGCGGGTTGAGAATGCCCGAAAGAAGGTGGATGCCAATGGACTACGAAGTAGAAAGGCTGATACAGAGGATTAGGACCACAGGTGATCAGATGCAAGCCAACTTTGACAGGAATGTTCAGTTGAAGTTGATGACAGAGCAGAAGCGGTTGTTCATGCAGTCATGGTTGGATGCAATGGGGGTGTATGAAGAATGAGGCGGGTTGATTGGCTGATGCAGAAGGGTAGGAGTGAAAAGGTTGAGGACATGGACGAGATTGAACGGGCTTGGATCGTGACTAAGGTTTTGACCGATAGGAGCCTCTTGGAAGAAATCAGTGAGAGATATGATGAATACATGAATCAAAGGGAGGAAGGGTTATGAACTACTTCAAGTGGAGTGATGAGATTGAGAAGGGGATGGATGGATACAGGGGACATTTTGTAAGCATCTGTTTCGACAAGAAGGACGGAACCGAGAGGGTTCTAAATGGGGTCTTGTGTCGGGCAAGGGATCAGTTCTTGGTCAACGAAGGGACCACTGAGGAACCAGAGTTCAAACAGTTCAATGTGAACAAAATCAAATGGGTCAGGCTTAGGGGTATCACCCACAAGCCAAAGGAGCAGAGCAAATGAGGAAAAGGAGCAAACCAAAAAAGGTCAAAGAGTATAGGAAGCCACTTGAGGTCAAGAAGCCGGTAGTAGTGGCCAATGTTGAGGACTACATCAGGCTAAGTAGTGGCATTAGATGTGTAGGGTGTGACCTGTAAGAAGTAGTCCAAACAACAACAACTCTCTCAGAGGTTGATGAAATCTAAAAAGATGTAGGTGATCACAAATGATCGAATATGTGGGGTGTGTGATGGACTTCTGTCTGCAAACTGACAGGAAAAACTCTTTGTTGTATGAGAGCAGAGGTCAAGGCAAGACCCTGAGAAGGCTCAAGCAGAACTTCTCAGGGAAGATGGCAGAACTATATGTGAACAAGCATTTGAAGGCAGGTTGTGAGGACCACATTTTGAAGGACTATGGAATGGGGGTCTTCCATTCAGATTTGAGTTATCAGGGCAGGGGCTTCTCCATCAAGAGTCAGGATCAAGAGTCAATCAGTCAGTATGGAAGTGGAAGGTTTGTCTTTGGCATCAATGACCCTCTAAGAAGTGATGTTTACTGTGGGGTCATTGTTGACTATCAGTTCAAGCCAGTGAGTGATTGGTATTTTGAGGAAGAGGAAGAGTTTAAGAGTTGGTGTCAGAGCATCGAGCAGGTGAAGTGTAAGTATGACTTTGTTTGCAAGAGGGCGGCCTTGGATGGGGATGTGTGGGCAGAGGCAGACGGGCATTTGAAGGGGAAGAAAGTATTACTTAGTTCAAAGATTGCTCTGAGTGATCGCCTAGACCTCAAAAATAGTTTCCCAAAGCAGTAAAGATGGAGGGGCAGATTGATAAAATTAGGCATCTGAAAAATGAGTGGATCTTATAGAAAAGTATTTCAGTAGATAGACAGGCTTGGGGCAGAGCCATTCTCAGTCAAAATCAAACGTCTCGATTTAAGCCTTAGGGCTTAGACCCCTAGACCACTGAGAGAATCTGCCCCACAGATGATCAAAGAGTCTAGGGGTTTTCTTTTTCTGAGTTGAAGTCCAAATAGGAATAGATACTCAGCGCCGATACCGAATGCTAAGGATGGACTGACAGGAACTAGGGTGGAACCGAGTAAGACCGTCAAGACCTAGGGATGGTTCAGAAGTTGCCAAGGCGGAAGAAACGGACAGGCGGAACACACGGCAAGTCAGTGACACCTTAGGGGCTGGCTACCCGCAAAGACCTAAAGACTGGTTAGAGAGAGAAATCTCTTAACTAATTTTGTCATGCACAAACGGGCTGAAAGAAAGACACCAGAGCCCGTCACTGCTTATGAATGTTTAAAGGCAATAAGAAGACCTATGTAGAAACTTGTTGAGCAAGTTTGGTTTGAGCGATAGCGAGAACCAAAGTTGATCAACAATGAGGTTCAAACCTGTTCAACTTGAGTTCGCAAGAGACTCACTCAAGTTTCACAGGCTTGGTCTTGAGGACAAAGGGCCGTCCTCAATCCCAAGTCATTCTTAAATGGATTTTAAAAACTTGAAAAACTGTGGGGTAAGAATGCTGGGTTGGTTTGGCGGCTCTTTGCCAAACCCCTTTGATCAAAGTTTGTGGGGTAGGTCTATTTTTGTACAGGCACCCTTTTATCTGTACGTTAGGGTTTTCCATCTTGAGATGCCTTTGGCATCTCCAACTCAAAGGAGAACCAGATGGAGAACAAGCCCCTTCCGATCCCAAAAAAGAAGCGTGGACCCCGTAAAGGCTTCAAGCGTAAGACGGGTGACCTGCTCTCACTTGCCAAGCGTCTTGCCGCCCTTCAAAAGGAGATGGTCAAGGTCAAGGCTCTGATGCAATCCCAACTCTAAGCCCCCCATAACCGCCCCTTGTCTTTGGACTTGGGGCGGTTTTTTATGTGCGGTATCATTCTTCATTCGCTAAATCTGAGGGGGACATATGAAATGCTATCACTGTGACAATCAGGGTGAACCTAACTTCACCGATTTTGAAAACAAGCCAGTCTTCATCTGCAACAGTTGTATTGCAGAAGGAACTGAGCAGATGGCGGCTGATCAGCGTAGAAGCATGAATGTCCTCAGGGAAGCCAACCACCAAGGACAGTTCAATAAAGCCATTGGTCGATACTTCATTTCTATTTGGCATCTTGAACAAGAAGCAAGGCGATTGAGGGAACAGCAATAAGAAGGTTCAAGACGCCATTCAGAGGGGTCTATGGCTTTGGAAGCAGATGAGAGGGAACTGAGGGAGATAGAGGAAGCCAACCGCCTAGAGCAGGTGGCTGAGACTATTGAAGCAAGGAAGGAATACCTCAGGAACTCAGAGGCTCAAGATTTGGAGCAGAAACGAGTCTCCAAGATTCTCTTTATTGCCCTGATCACCCTTGGTCCTTTGGTCTACCTGTTGCTCAACCCTGAGGCAAACTTCCTCAGTCGAATGCTTCACAATGTCCTTGTCTCAATTGTTGAGGCAGTCAGGAACACTCAATGAAGCGTCCAACCTACAGGGAAGCCATCAAGGAACTTTCGACCATTGCCAAGGGCTTGCAGTGGATGATTGCCCGTTCTACTGGACCTGATAGACGGAAACTGACCCTTCGTAAGAAGGCAGTTCTGGTTCTGGTTTCTGATTTCAACCAGAAGGAAGACAAGGACTGGAAGTTGGACTCCTTTGACGATCCTGATTTTGAGTCTCAGGACTACGATTTCAACCGATACAAGAAGCAGGTATCCCTCAGACTGGAAGACCAGAAATCTAAGAAGAGGGCTATCAACAACATTGGTTACAAGGAACGCAAGTCTGGCAGGGACTTGGGCAGGAAAGCCCTGACAGTTGTGAAGCGTATCTTCAAGGAGTATGGCATCAAGCCCAAGAACTTGAAGGAAGTCATGGAAGGAACGGGTGATTGGGAGTTGGAGTTTGAACTGACCCCTACTGACTTGAACAAGAAGTCCCGTATCAGTGAGGCATCCCTCAGAAAGCAACGTATCAAAGCCCTTCAAGCCCGTTTGAGAAAGTATGCTCCCCTGTCCAATTTCATCATCGACAAGTTAGGGAAGTCTTAGGGTTTCAGAAAACCAACCCTTCCTGTAAGAAAACCATACGTTTGGTCCCATTGAGTTTCCTCACTTTTCTAAGACCTCCCGTTTTTAGACAAGCATCACCAATAGTTGTTTACTAGGCCCATCAGGCAGGCATTTTGCCTCTGAATGCTGATGGACCCATGTTCACCCTACAGCCCACATCTTCTGGTTCTGGTTCTCAGGTTTCACCAAACCTGAGTCGCCAAACTATGTTGGCTGAGGGTGTCCCCTATCGGGTGATCAATGGTGATTGCGCCGATGTCCTCAGGAAGATTCCCAAAGAGAGTGTGTCCATTGTTCTGACATCACCCCCTTACACCCATGAGACCAACTCGATCCGCAAGAGTGACCACTATCAGGACACCTATGACTTTGACGCTGTGGCTCAAGGGCTTTTTGACTGTTTGGAGCCTTCTGGAATCCTAATTTGGAATGAGGGGGATCCAACCATCAAGGGTGGTCCTAAGGCAGGAAGCAAATCATTGAACCCTGAGCGCCACCTGCTTGCCTTTGAAGAATTGGGGTTTCTGGTTCTCGATAAGTTGATTTGGGATAAGGGAACCTCTCAATTTCACTTTGAGCATCGTCACGGCAATGCCTATGAGTCCATCTATGTCCTTGTGAAGCCGCCCTTCATCAAAGAAAGGGTGAAGGTTCTCAGGGACAGAATCAACCGCTATGCAGGTCACAAGACTAGGACCAACTTCACAAGCAGGGATGGTATTGCAAAGAACAAAGGTGACAAGGGAGAGAGGTATTCAGAGACAGGGCTGAGAACTGATGTCTATGGGACTCTCGGTGGGGATACCCATGTCTACAGTCCTGGCTTCAACAAGTCCTACTCCAAAGACTATCAGAAGGGTCATGGTGGTGTGATGCATCACCGTCTTGTGCATGACCTTTTGCGGACCTATGGGAACTCGGTCAACGGCAAGCCACTTGTTCTGCTCGATCCGTTTGCAGGGACAGGAACCACTCTGGCTGAGGGTCTTAAATTGGGCATGAGGGTGGTGGGCATTGAGTGGTCACCCAAGAACTGTGGTGTCATCAAGAGACTCATCACCGACACGATTTTGGAAAGCCACCTGAACATTGCTCTACCTGATTCAAAGGAGTCTGTCATGGAAAAGCCAACCTTTGATCAAACTAGCCTTCCCATGCTGGTTCCTCCCTCAGTGGACTTCTTTCAACGGGCTATCTCGGTGAAGGCTCCCATTGGTTCTGTGAGGGTTCAGGACACCTTTGCTGTCACACCCAAACACAGGGTCTTGCAGTCTCATGAACTGTCGGCCCTTGGAGAGGTCGAAACCAAGTGGCTTGTCGAAGGGTTGATTCCTGACAGTGGTGTTGTCCTGTTGGGTGCGCCTCCCAAGAGTGGCAAGTCTCATCATGCCATCAACCTTGCCCTTGCGGTCTCTAAGGGGGCTTTGGTCTATGGCAAGTTGCAATGCGGTCAAGGCAAGGTTCTCTATGTCAATGCCGACACTTCCAACAAGGGGAAGACTGCCTTTGGTGGACGCTTCAACAAGTGGTGTCGGGGCAATGGCATTGACCCCTCACAGCCCAATCCCAATTGGGTGAGTACTCCTGATGACTTTAGGCTCAACCTCAAGGAAGAGTCAGGTTTTGGCATCCTCGATGAACTGATCACCGAGAACAAACCCAAGTTGGTTGTCTTGGATACTTTGGCGGCTGTGTCGAAACACAATGACCAATATGGAGTCCATGTTGCCATCATCTTTCAAACCCTGAGGGAGTTGGCGCTCAAACATCAGGTGGCAATCTTGGTTCTCAACCATGCAGGTAGGAAGGGAAAGCAGGTTGGGTCCAATCAGAAAGAGGCCGCTTGTGAGGTTGTGCTGTCATTGGAGGGCAGGAAGAACGGCAACTCGGTTCTCAGTGTCAGCAACAACCGACATGGAAGGAATGAGGATTGGGAGGTTCAGGTCCAACTTCATGATCACGATGGCAAGTTTTGGTTTGAGGTGATTGAGGACCAACCTGAGTCTGTTCTGTCACAGGTGATTTTGAGTCACTTGGGTTCAGAGTGGATGAGGACCAAAGACCTTCTTTCCAAGATTGGGTCTGCTTTCCCTAGCAGTCAGGTCAGGGAAGAGTTGGCATTGCTTGAACTCAACAAGAGGATTGAGAGGACTGAGATTGCCAGAGCAAAAGGGGAGGGTCAGGGCAGAAGGCATCATGCATATAGGGTGAACCCATGCATCCCCTGACACCATCCCAACTCGATGGTAGTGAATTGGTGAACGCTGAGGTGGTTGGGGCATTTCTAAATCTGCCTACCAAGTCAGTGATGAGGTTGGCTCAAGCCAACAAGATTCCCCATTACTGCATCCCCTCAGCCCAAGGGAACGGTCACAAGCATTTCAGGAAGTTCAGCATTCCTGAGGTCAAGACAGCCCTGCATAGGGGCTAGATCAAGTTATTGGCACACCCCTGCTGGCACGTTAACATTTTTCCGTGTTGGAAAGCGGGGTTATAGGAGCAGTCATGCCTAAGACAACGCTTTCAAAGAACCCAAGGAGTCCTTTCTACCGTCTGAGGTTCTACGATCCTAGGACACGGCAACAGGTCACTAGGACAAGCAAAATCTCAGACCACAGTGAAGCCGCCAAGACTCAGACGTTGTTGAGGCAGGCTTCCAAGATGGCGACTCTGACAGGGAACTTCTCGGTCTTTGACAATCTGGTAAACAAAGTTTTTGGGTTGGATGAGTTGGTCATGATGGAAGTTCCAACTGTGGCGACTACCATGCCTGAGACCAAAGAGGTGATCACTTGGGATGAGTTTTTGGCAAAGACCTTCAAAGCCAAAGGCAACTCCAAGACGGGTGGATGGACTGAGGTTGAAGGGTTTGCCTTTCTCAGGGGTGACAAAGAGAAGATTAAGACCATCCACCACAATCTCATGGAAGAACAACGCAAGGGTCTCAAGCCAAGGTTCAAGGTCAGACACCTTGAAGATGTCTGCTACAGGATAGGATCTCTGACAGCATTCTTTGGGAAGAGGAACATGCTTGAATTGACTCCAAAGGATGTCTCAGCCTTCATTGACCATCGTAAGAACAAGGAAGGTGTCTCAGGTTCCACCATTAATCGAGAGACCTGCTGTTTGAACAACCTCTTCAAGTATGCAGAGGTCATTGAGGGGTTTGAGAAATTGAGGAACCCCTACAACAGTCTTCTGCATAAACAGTCAGAGCCTAAGCCACATATTTCTATCTGGCTGGACAACATGAAAAGGGACTTCCTTGAGGCTTGCGAGTCAATGGGGGCCTATCAGGGCTTTCCTCTAACCCTTCTCAGTGATGTTGCTGTGGTCAACTGGACTGTCGGTTGCCGCATTGATGAACTTCTGAGTCTCAAGGTCAATCAAGTCCAGTTGTCAGAGGGCATTCTTGTTCTGAGTGACTGGACCACCAAGAACAGCAAGTTCAGGAATGTCCATATGCGGTCTGATCAGGTGATGGATATTTTGAGACGGAACATGGAGGGAAAGGGGAAGGATGAATTGGTGTTCTCTTGGTCCAACAAAGGCAACAGGGGCAAAGGGGACAACCAAATCAGATACAATGCCTTCCAAAAAGCCTTCCAAGCGGTCTGCTTAGAGGCAGGAATCAGGGGTCAGAAAATCCACAACTGGCGCAAGACTGCTGTCACTGTCCAGATGTTTGCTTTGGACGGGCTTTCAGAGACCGAAATCATGGTCGAAATGCAGTGGTCTGATACTAGGCTTCTGAACTCCTACCTAGACCGCCCTTTGGCTGTCCAGTTGAGGAAACAACACCTGAGAAGCCAATCCAGCGCTGGAATTGAACGGTTTTCCACTTCCAGTGACCTAGCCTATGCACTATAATCGCAATCCCTTTTTAAGGGGTGTCCTCCAAAGGCTCAAAACAAGGCTGCTTGAGGATACACGAAAAATTGGAAGTCCAACCAAAGGCTATCGAAAGCGTGAAAAGCCAGGGGTAACAAGGAGAAACGCCGAAATGGTGACGTACCCAAGTGGTCTAAGGGGACGGTCTGCAAATCTGGTAGAGTCATTTTTGAAAATCCTTGTTCTGACACCCCATTCCCTCAAATCTGCTTTCCAACACAACGCTTTCAGAGTTGCCTAAGGTCTGCAAAGGTCTGGATAGGACAGGGCAGGTCTTCAAAAAAAGGATACTTGAGGATACATGGAACCCCACAGGCTAATCCCCTGTGGGGTTCTTTTTTTGGGCTGGCTGATCAGCGGTTTGGGCTTTGGCTTGGGCTAGACGGACCTCAAGCCCCTTCACTTGGTTCAAGGCATGGGCTTTCCTTGCTTTGGGGTCTTTCATCATCTTTGTGAACTCCATGCCCTTGTAGAGGGAGTCCAAAGAGCCGGGTTTGGGGGTCATGTTTGGCATAGCCAGTCCTGAGAAAGGGGTTGGTTCTAAGATACACCCCCTATAATAGAGTTCAACTTTTTCCGATATTGGCACAGCCCCACCGATCAGAGAGGATCCCCCACTTCTCAAACTCAAGAGGTGGAGGTGGTCAAAAAGCGTCCAAAGGCTAGGTCTAAGAAAACGGTATGGTATGCTCGATGGCTCTTTAAGACTCAGGCAGATGCTTGGGCCGAATTGGAGAACCTGCATATCTCTTGTGGGGATGGGGAGGGGCAAGGGACAGGGGCAATTGCCAGCAACCTTGATCAGGGGGAGACTCTGATACTGACCAATCGGGGTAAGTGGTTTGAGGTCCAATTGACCTTCCCCTATTCAGGTCTCAAAGGGGCAGAAGACCCTTGGATCAGTCCTTCCCAAGCAGTCAAACACCCCACTTTTAACCTGAGGGGGAAGAACCTGAGGGGTGATGCCTTTCAATGGGGGGGCAAATGAAGAATCCTGAAAAAGCGGCTAGTGATGGGGTGGCTCTGGCAAGGGGACTCTTGCAGACCTGCTGTGAGATGGAATTGCCCCTTGGCTACCTCTCAGAGGTCAAAAAATACCTGTCTGAGCATGATGAATGGAGTGAGGAAGATGAGTGGGACTTGAAGACGGTCATGAAATATCTTTAAGAGGATCAGCCTTGCCCAAACAAAAAGACCGCCCAATTAAGGGCGGTCTTTAATATTTGAAGGCGATCAATACCCAAGTCCCATCTGAGGCTTGATATGTAAGGTGTATGGTCCAGCCATCAGCAACTAGGTCTTTCACCTTTGCCTCTAGCGCCGTTTGGGTCTCAAAGTGTAAAGTTGGCATGGACGGAATCTTACTAGAGGCCCAAATGCTTCTCAATTCTCAAAGAAATGACCTAGCAAATATTTTTTCAAAAGCAGGTCTCAAAGTTGCTGATGCATCGATCACCTTTGTTGATAAACCAGACCCCACTGGGCTTGGCGTGGTAGCAGTTATTGGGTTGAGCAATGCCAAGTATCTGTTTCAGATTGAAAGTAAACATGGATCAGATAGATATCAGGTTTTTTCACGCCCCAATATTTCATTTCCGTGGACAGGGGACAAAGGTTATTTGGACGGCTACCTTTGGGAATGGATTTTATGGAGTTTTGAAAAATGGGCGGTAACGGTGAAGGAAGACCTTGAAACTCCCGATTTATGGAAGGAACTTTCGGTTGAGCAGACTGAAAGCCTAAAGGTCTTCGATAAGTATGACATTGAAGGCCCTATTCCAGAGGGTATGAAGACCATCCTGAAAGCATCACTAATGGAGTTTCAAGTTCGCCTATTAGAGAACCTTCCAACAAAGGAAGACCAAAAGGCGGTTTCAGATAAGATGGATCAGGTCATTGCAGGTCTGGATTCTTCGACCTACCTTCAATGGAGAATGTTCTTTTACCAATTCCTGATCTCACTAATGTTTTCCTACCCTGAGTCACAAGGCTTTATCAAAAATCTTCTTTTGTGGATCGGTCAGACTGTTGCTAAGGAGGTGTACAAACTCCGCTAGAACTCAGTGGGTGATCGTGTCCCCACTTTCAGCCCCTTCTTCCAACCCAAATGCCGCAAGTAGGGAAGCAAGTAGATTCCTGCTCTTGGCTTTGGAAGGGTCAAAGTTGGCAAAGACGCTTCTGACCTGATTGGACTGGAACGGAATAGCCACCTGATGCTCTATGCCACCCATCTTTCCACCCGTGTCGATGATGCCATCATAGCCAAGTTCTTTGAGTTTTCGTGTGACCCAATCAGGGATTGAAGTCCAAGCCATCGAGTTTTCCCCTTTTGCAGTATCGTCTTTGAGTTGCTGGACCCATTCATAGGGATTCCGTGTGGACTTGTCCCATGAGTCTGCTCCCGTTGAATACTTTGGCAGTGGTTGTCTTTTTGATGCCTTTTCCAAAATTGGAATGATCTGGTTGAGGGTTTCGGTATCTTGCGTTCTCAAGGGATTCTGTATTTTAAGGTGAACTGGAAAGACCCCTGAGTTTGCCCTAAATGGGTCATTGTATCGGAACCTAGATGTATCGATTCCAGCCTGCCTCAAAACATCCATGAACTTCTCTTCTTGGTTGAAGACTGTTCCTGAGTTCAACCAAACCTCTTTGGCGGCTTGAAAGCCATTCCCTTTGGCCCTAGCCAACTCATAGTCAAGGGTCTGTGGATTTACAATACCGCCATCAGGCTTCTTGATCACAGCGCCAGTCTCTTCATCCAGACCAATATTTTTGATGTTGTTGAGGAAGTTCTGTCTTTCCTCAGGGGTTATGAACCACCATGACCTGTTTAGGTCTACTGTGGACCTTGATCCCTTTGGCTTGAACTGGAACCAATGGGTGTATTCATTTACATCTTCGTTGTAGAGGCTTGTATCCCTCTTAGACGTTGCATAGGTAGAAGCCAACTCTGGATTCTCAGTGAAAAAAGGCATGGGTCCAGAGGTAGCCTTCCTTTGGGAGAAGCCCCCACCTTCAACAATACGATCAGGTCTCTGGGTTCCGTGATACCACCTCTTGTCCACATCGAAGCCCATATCAGCCGCCCTTTGTAGTCTTGGAGGGAGTAGATTTGGCTTACCTAGAGTAATGGCTCCCTTTTCATCTTTGAGAGTCCTAGACAGGGAAGCCAAGACCTCAGGGGTCAATTTGACCACATGGGGAAGGGCGGCAATGACTCCCTCTCCCAAAGCGGTTCCAACTGCCACCTCTGGAACACCCTCAAGGAGACCATCTGGACCCTTCCCACCAAACTGTTCGGGTAGACCTTTTCCTTCGACAATGTTTTTAAGGAACTTCCCAAGGCTTGAGCCATAGACGGTGCCAGCAGGACCACCAACCGATCCGATGGCTCCACCTGCTATAGGTCC